GAGATCGTTATGTCTGCCTTGTATGACTACGAAGATGTAGATACACTAAGCCCAACTAACTTTACACTAACAACACAAGGTGCTGCAGCTTACTACAACGAAGCCTTGTATGACAGTACAGCAATCTTTGATGGCAACCCTGCACCAGTACAGCGTACTAACGTTTCAGGCTCAGGTAAGTCGGCATCACTTAAATACGTAACAAACGATACAAACGCATCACACAGCATTCAAGGCATAGTGATTACTTTCGGGGTGGGAGATAGACTCTAAATGGCGGGATATACCAGACAGTCCGTAGCTGACATTATCGCAAATGCGGTTATCAAAGCTGCACCAGTAAACGCAGAGTTTAACGCTATCCGTGATGCTTTCAACAACAGCACGGGTCACAAACACGATGGCACTTCTTCTGAAGGTACTTACGTACCACTCATTGCAGACCTAGATGGTAAGAACAAAGTAGTCGTAGATACTATTAATAACAGGATAGGTATCTTCTCAGAGGTAGGTGGTGCAGCAGTAGAGCAAGTACGTATTCAAGACGGTGCTATTGTTCCTGTAACAGATGATGACGTTGACCTTGGTGCTACAGGTGCTGAGTTTAAAAACTTGTACATTGATGGCATTGGTTATATTGACACAGTAGCAGTACATGAAAATGCCACTATTGCAGGTACTCTTAACGTCACGGGTGCAACTTCTCTTTCTACTGTTGTGACTACAGGTCAGGCTGCTCTTGCTACAGTAAACATTGATGGTGGTGTTATTGACGCCACGACTATTGGTAACACTACTCCTGCTACGGGTGCCTTCACTACTGTATCTGCTACTGGTGGTTTTACGGGTGATGTAACAGGTAACGTATTAGGTAACCTTACAGGTAATGTGACGGGCAATGTAGCGGGTAATGTTACAGGTGATCTAAGTGGTAACGTAACCTCTACAGGTTCTTCTAACTTTAACAACGTCATTATTGACGGTACGTTGAATATGAATGCTGGCACTACTGCAACAATCACTAACCTGACAGACCCTACAGATGCACAAGACGCAGCTACTAAGTCTTACACAGACACAGCGGATGCACTCAAGCTCAACCTTGCTGGTGGTACTATGTCAGGTGATATTACTATGGGCGGTAACACAGTTACTGGCTTAGGTACACCTACTGCAGCTTCAGACGCCGCTACAAAGTCTTATGTAGATACGGGCATAGCTAACGTCATTGACTCTGCACCAGGTGCGCTTGATACACTAAATGAGCTTGCTGCTGCTCTTGGTGATGATGCTAGTTTCTCTACTACTATTACAAACAGTATTGCCACTAAGCTGCCACTAGCAGGTGGTACAATGACTGGTAACATCACTATGGGGGCTAACCTTGTTACCTCCACTACAACGCCAGTTACTGCAGATACACTTACTCGTAAAGGTTATGTAGATACCCAAGATGCCTTAAAGTTAAACTTAACTGGCGGTACTATGTCGGGTGCCATTGCTATGGGTACATCTAAGATCACAGGACTGGGTGACCCTACTTCAGGTCAAGACGCAGCAACTAAAACTTATGTAGATACACAGGATGGCTTGCAGGTTACTAAGTCGGGCGATACTATGTCAGGTAACCTAGCAATGGGTTCCAACAAAGTAACGGGCTTGGCTGCACCTACAGATGCAAACGATGCTGTAACTAAGACATACGTAGATACTATTACTGGCTCAATTACCGATGCTGCTACCTCTGCAGCTAACGCCGCCACAAGTGAAGCTAACGCAGCGACAAGCGAGACTAATGCAGCTAACTCAGCTAGTGCCGCTTCAGGTTCTGCAACTGCTGCTGCAAGTTCTTACGATGATTTTGATGACAGGTACTTAGGACCAAAGTCTTCTGCTCCTGCCTTAGACAATGATGGTGATGCAATTGTCATTGGTGCTTTATACTTCAATACCACTACAGATATCCTATACGTATATGGTGGGTCAGGTTGGCAGGCTGCTGGTTCATCTGTTAATGGTACATCTGAGCGCAGTGTCTACACAGCCACTTCAGGTCAGACTACCTTTGCGGCTACCTACGACACAGGTTTTGTTGATGTCTTCCTTAACGGTGTTAAACTAGCTAATACTACAGACTTTACAGCTACGAGTGGGACTTCTGTAGTACTGACTACAGGTGCTACTGCAGGTGATATTGTAGACATCGTAGCGTATGGTACATTCGCTGTAGCTGATACATACACTAAGGCACAGGCGGATGCACGGTATGAGCCTATTGATGCAACTCTCCTTAAAGATGCAGACATTGGTGTAAACGTACAGGCTTACGATGCAACTATTGTAGTTGATGCTGATATAGGTGTCACTGTTCAAGCCTATGACGCTAACCTGCCTGCATGGCCTGCTGCAGTAGACGCTACAGAAGTAGGCTACTTGGACGGTGTTACTTCTGCTATTCAGACGCAGCTGGATGCAAAGATCACCGCAGACGTAACTGGTGAGTTCATAGCTGACAGCTACAATGAGACTTTCGTAACTCTCACTGCTGCTGCTACCGTAGATGTAGACTGTGAGACAGGTAACGTGTTTGCTCTTACGACAGATCAAAACACTACGTTTACCTTTAGCAACCCACCTGCAAGTGGTACAGCTTATGGGTTTATGCTGCGTCTTACTGCTGGTGGCACTCATACAATAACATACCCTGCATCTGTAGATTTCGCTGCTGCCACTGCACCTGATGCACCTGCAAGTGGTGAGACTGATGTACTTGTCTTTACGACAACAGACGGTGGAACTACATGGTACGGTGCGCTTGCTATTGATGCAGCGGGGTAACTGGCATGAGTAATATTTCACGCTTAATGAACTTAGCTGCTGCAGGTGCTGGTGGTGGCAGCTACTGGATTAGCTTATTGGGAGGTATTGGCACTGACATTGCGAATGGCGTAGCCATAGACTCTTCAAATAACATTATCGTTGTAGGCTATACCGATACGGCTGGTGCTGGAAACATTTACGTCCTAATAGCTAAGTACGATTCCTCTGGTATCTTACAATGGGATAGGACTCTGGGAGGTACTGGTACTGAATTAGCCTATAGCGTAGCCACAGACTCCTCAGACAACATCGTCGTTGTAGGTCAGACTGATTCAGACGGTGCTGGGAGCGCCGATACTATAATTGCTAAGTACAACTCTTCTGGTGTCCTACAGTGGGAGAGGACTCTTGGGGGTACTTCCAGCGATTATGCGAATGGCGTAACCATAGACTCCTCTGATAACATTATCATTGCAGGGCGATGTAGTTCAGATGGTGCTGGAGGTGCAGACTTCCTAATCGCTAAGTACAACCCCTCGGGTGTTCTACAGTGGGATAAAACTCTGGGCGGTACTGGCACTGACATTGCGAATGGCGTAGCCATAGACTCCTCAGACAATATCATTGTTGTAGGCCAATCTAATTCAGACGGCAATTTTTATGACACTGTAGTCGCTAAGTACAACTCTTCTGGTTCTTTGCAATGGGATAGGGTTTATGGCATCAATGGTGCTCACAATGAAATTGGCTTTGATGTAGCTGTGGACTCCTCCGATAACATTATCATTGTAGGCTATACTCCTGCGGTGGGTGCTGGTAGCAATGACGCCTTCATAGCTAAGTACAACTCTTCTGGTTCTTTGCAATGGGATAGGGTTCTTGGTGGTACTGGTAGTGAGATTGGTTATGGCGTAGCCATAGACTCCTCAGATAACATTATCATTGCAGGTAGGACTGATTCAGACGGTGCTGGTAGCAATGACTGCCTAATAGCTAAGTACAACTCTTCTGGAGTTTTACAGTGGGATAGGACCCTTGGTGGTACTGGTCAAGACATGGCGAATGACGTAGCCATAGACTCTTCAAATAACATCATCGTTGTAGGTCGAACAGATGCAGACGGTGCTGGAGGCATTGACTTCCTCATAGCTAAACTTCCCAGTGATGGCTCCCTTGAAGGGACGTATGGAGCATTTACATACGCCGAAGCTGTGCTGACTGATGCTGCCGCTGGGTTGCCAGATGCTGCCGTTGTTCTAACTGATGCTGCCGCTGTTCTAACTGATGCACCCGCTGGGCTGACTGATGCACCCGCTGGGCTGACTGAAGAGCTTATAGAAATGACGCCATAAGGAGATATAACAAATGGCTTACGTTAAAACCACAAACGGAACCGTAGACACATACCCCTACTCTGTAGGGAAACTACGCCGTGACAATCCAAACACTTCTTTCCCTAAGCGTGTCCCTGATGCTATGCTTGCTGAATGGGGTGTATACACTGTTGTATATACAGACATGCCTAGCATTGACGACAGAACACAGAAAGTTGAGCAGGAAGCTACACCATCTTTGGTTGCTGGTGCTTGGACTGTTGGCTGGACTACCTCAGATAAGACTGCTGGTGAGGTGCAAGAGTATGACGACAACCAGGCTGCTACTGTTCGTTTAAAACGTGACGGTCTCTTGGCTCAATCAGACTGGACACAAGTAGCTGACGCCCCTGTAGATGCTACAGTATGGGCAACCTATCGTCAGGCACTACGGGATATTACAGATCAAGCTGGGTTTCCTAACGACATCAACTGGCCTGTTAAACCTTAAGGATTATACTAATGTCTATAGCACGTACACTAGCCGATACAGTAGCCGCAGCAGGTATACTTAATGATGGCGTTATTACTGCAGCAGAAGTAAGTGGTATTAATATTGTTACGACTTCTGCTACTGCTCCTGTCTCACCTAGTGCAGGTGATCTTTGGCTTAGTACTGAAGACGGAAGCTTGGCTATCTACTTAAATGATGGAGACACGCTGCAGTGGATTGTTGTGTCTGGTCCTCGTGGACCTGCGGGTGCAGACGGTACGGATGGCACAGATGGTGCAGACGGCACTAGTGTCTCAGCAGGTAAAACTATAGCATTAGCTATGATCTTCGGATAAAAGGGAATTAAGAAATGACAGCACCAAACATCGTTAACACAACTACTATTACAGCTAAGACAGACGTACAAATAGTAGGTACATCCGCTACAGCTATTACTACTAACTCTGCAGCTTCTGGTCAAGTATACAAGATTAACTCAATTATTGTAGCTAACGTAGACGGTACAAGCGCAGCAGACGTTACAGTAGACCTATTTAGAGGTTCTGTAGCTTACAGGTTAGCTTCTACTGTAAGTGTACCTGCAGACTCTACTTTAGTAGTACTTTCTAAAGACACGTCTGTATACCTAGAAGAGGGTGACTCTATTCGTTGTACAGCTTCTGCTGCAGGTGACTTAGAGGCGGTATGTTCTTATGAGGTTATCAGCTAAGGATAGCATAAATGTCTTATCGTAATTACAGCTTTTATGCTAGGCTAGTTAGAAGATGGCGTAGGAAGAATGGTGGTACTATGCGTAGTACTCTCCTTGAGCCTACTAGAAGCTACCTCGACACTGATGCAGATTCAACTTCCACTACTGGTGCTAAGAATAACTCTGGTATCTGGAAACTTGAAGAAGTACATGACGCTATCTCAAACATCGTACCTGTAGGCGAACATTCCTATACT